ATAGCGGTTTATATGGTCGCAGGTAGTGTCATACCTTCAGAGTAATATCCCACACTTCAAGTGCTGGGTTAGGAAGGAATATACGCATAACCATGAGCAGTACCACGGCGAGTTCATTCACGCTATGGCTATTGCTGTTACCACAATGCCTGCGCGTTGCTTGTCGTTTCAGCTAATTTTTACGGGCGCTGAAACCTACGACGATGATGACACTCCAAACGTGCATGGTGGTGCAATGTGGGCGCGAATGCCTATTACTGCGCTGGTTGGTGATACACCGTTTGAAGAGTGGCCTGAGCCAATGCCTGTTTGGGCGGCTCAACCTTGGGACTGTAGCTCGCACACTCACGCGGTTTACGTCTTAGACAGAGCAACACCAACACCTTGGCTTGCGCTCATAGACGGTGAGATGTATCCAGCCAAGTATATGTTTACCGTAGACTACGCTGAAAACGAGATTGCAGATGACCCAGCACAGCACAAACAAAGCCATGTTTTGGAGCTGCTTGAGGCTGGCAAGTGGACTGGAAATATTGTGGCATTGCCAAACAACCGGGTAAGAGTTACACATCCTGCATGGTTTGAGACAGGGGAAGGTGCGCCAGACTTTAAACCGAGCCAGCATATCCACTACTCGAAAAGTGATTTAGACTATACCCTTGACGTTAATCAGGTTTTCAACAACCTATACGCAGGTGACAAAGATGGCGGTAAGCGGAAGTAAAGATTTTGAACTAGACGTAGCAGACTACGTTGAAGAAGCTTTTGAGCGTTGTGGCTTAGAGCTTCGCACCGGCTACGATTTGAAGTCTGCTAACCGCTCGCTAAACCTTATGTTGGCTGAGTGGGCTAACCGTGGTTTAAACCAGTGGACGATTAATCAAAAAGTCTTGCTTATGGTCAAAGACTCAACCTCGTACACCATTGACGCAACTACCCCGACTGCAACCATTGACGTGCTTGATGTTTTCATCAGAGAGACGATTGGCGGAGTTTCTACTGACGTGCCTTTGAGCCGAATGTCTCGCAGCGAGTACGCGAACCTCTCCACAAAGACAACGACTGGCAAGCCAAATCAATACCTAATCGACAAGCAAATTAGCCCAACAATCACCGTCTGGCCTGCGCCAGATCAAAGCTCAAAGTACGAGTTATATTTAAACGTGCTGAGCCGTATGGATGACGCAGACGCTGGGGCAAACACTTTGCAGATCCCTTTTCGGTTTTACCCATGCCTAGCTGCTGGTCTTGCGTATTATCTGGCACTCAAGCGAGCGCCTGAGAAAGTATCTATGCTCAAGCAACTGTACGAAGAAGAGTTTGAAAGGGCGCTAAGCCAAGACCAAGATAGGGTTTCGTTTAGAATCGCACCCGACCTGCGCGGATACAACTTAGGGTAATGGCTTTTGCATCCAACCGCAGAGCGTATGGAATCTGTGACATCACGGGGTTTCGCTATCGCCTAAAAGACATGAAGATGACATGGGATGGCTTGCTTGTTGGGCCTGACCAATGGTCGCCAAAGCACCCGCAACTTATGCCCAAGCCAAGCCCTGTAGATCCAGAGGCTTTACAGGTTTCTAGGCCAGACCAAGCGGCTGGCGGTAACGACAATAATTTTTTCAGCGTTTACACGAATACAGGTTTAGGTAAGTTAGGTACAACTTTGCAAACTTTTGGACTTTCGTGTAACGTAGGCGCAGTAGAGGTAACCACGTCATGAGTTTTACTCTTTCAACTTTGAAAACGGCTGTGCAAGATTATTTGCAGGTTTCAGAAACTTCGTTTACAAGCCAATTGGATACGTTTATCCAAGAGGCTGAGAGTCGCATATTTAAGTCTGTGCAGCTCCCTGAGCAACGCAAAAACGTAAGCGGCTCGGCAACTTCGGGCAATCGGTTTTTGGCAACGCCATCTGATTTTTTTGCACCGTTTTCACTGGCGATAATTGACAGTAGCAACAAGTACACATATTTGGATTTTAAACATCCATCTTTCTTGAAAGAGTACAGCCCGACATCTACGGTGACTGGAAGGCCAAAGTATTATTCTTTGTTTGATCAGTCTGCCTTTGAGATTTCGCCCGTACCCGATTCAAGCTATACGGTTGAGCTTCACTACCTGCACAAGCCAGCGTCTCTGGCCTCTGGTGCGGCTAGTGGCACAACCATTTTGTCTACTGACCACCCCGACCCACTGCTTTATGGCACGTTGGTTGAGGGCGCTATTTTCTTGAAAGAAACTCCTGACGTGATTGCTCAATTTGAAGCACGGTTTAAGGAAGCTATGGCTAGGATGAAAAATCTTAGCGAAGGCCGAAATACCCGTGACGAATTCAGATATGACTTATTGCGTACAGGGGTGACATAATTGGAAAAAATAAAAGAGCTTAAAGGTAAAAGAATAGCAATTATCGGTCTGGGAGCCTCTCAGATCGACTACGTTATTGGCGTCGAAAACAGTATGCAGTGGGACGAGGTGTGGTGTATCAACTCCGCCATCTCGGTATTCGACTGCGACAGGGCGTTTATTCTTGACCCTATGGAGCGGTTTCTTGACTCGGATGACGCTGGCGCTCAAACAGACGTTATGCGTAGAGTTCTCCCCACCTTTGATAAACCAATCTATTCCTGCGGATTAGATGAGCGCGTCCCTGCGGTTGTCGAGTATCCTCTGCATGAGGTAATGCAGGAGTTCAAGACCGCCTACTTCAACACGACCGTAGCCTTCACGGTAGCCTTTGCGCTGTGGTCTGAGGTTGAGCAGATAGATTTGTTTGGCATTGATTTCTCTTACCGAAACAACCTGCACTTTGCTGAAGCTGGCAGAGCCTGCGTTGAGTTCTGGCTATCCAAGTGCATCAGTTCAGGCATCAAAGTAGGCGTATCCCCAAGGTCATCTTTGCTGGATTACAACGTAGAGCCACATGAGCGGCTGTATGGGTATCACAGGCTAGAAGATCCGCTGATCGCAATGTCATCAGAAGATGGCGAGTGGCTTATCTGCCCTCGCTCGCAAACCGAAGAGATGCTTGAGAAGCACAATATAAAGATGGCTAAATTGCCTAGCGCACCAGAGCCATATAAGGGTTAGATTAGATATGTCAGGTAACGGAACTTTTGAAGTTGGCAGCGTGATGGTTTCAACCACCAACAACAAGGGACATGACCCTGAGTTTTGGGCTGAGCAGATCACAAATAAAATTGTGTCAGTGTCTGCCAATGCAGAACCGCACGTCAGGCAGCAAGCTTTGGCTTTTCGACAATACATTTATGACGTAGTATTGAATGGAACTAAGAGTGCAATTGCTTCAGATCGCGTTACAATACGGGGGTTGCTAAGCGCACAAGGCCATGAGGACATGGCTAACATCATTAAGGAGCTTTGACATGGCTATCACATCTGCGGTTTGCTCATCATTCAAACAACAAGTTTTGGTTGGTACTCACAATCTCACAGCTAGTTCTGGTAATAGCTTTAAGCTTGCGCTATACACCTCTAGCGCAACACTTGGCGCTGCTTCTACCGCGTTTGTTACCACGGGCCAATCCAGCGGTACAAACTACACCTCTGGCGGTAATGCGTTAACAAACATCACCCCAGTGCTGAGCGGGACAACCGCCGTATGCGACTTTTCCGATTTGACTTTTGGGACAGCAACAATAACGAGTCGTGGATGCATGATCTATAATGACACCAACGCTGACAAGGCTGTTTGCATAATAGACTTTGGCGCTGACAAGACTTCTACCGCTGGCGACTTCACGGTGGTTTTCCCATCCCCGACTGCCACTGGCGCAATCATACGGTTGGCCTAATGTCTGATGGCACTATCAAAAGTAGAATTTCAGCCGGGAATAAACAAAGAAGAAACTGACTACGCATCGAGCGGTGGTTGGGTTGACGGAAACCTAATAAGGTTCAGAAAAGGCCGCGCAGAGAAAATGGGCGGTTGGTACAAGCGTGGCGGTCAAACCTTTCTTGGCACTGCTCGCGCATTGCATAGCTGGATTTCTCTTGCTGCAACCCGATACCTCGGCGTTGGCACCACCGTAAAATATTACATTGAGGATGGTGACGTTTACTACGACATCACGCCTATTCGCAAGACCTCTACCAACAGCATCACCTTTGCAGCCACAAACGGGTCATCAACCATCACGGTAACTGATAGCAACCACGGGGCTGTTAACAATGATTTTGTAACATTATCTGGCGCAGCATCACTGGGCGGTTTGGTTACTGCCGCCGTGCTCAACCAAGAGTATGAGATTGATCTGGTTACGGGAACAAACACTTACACGATTACGGCTAAAGATACGTCTGGCACTACTGTCACTGCCAATAGCAGCGATTCGGGCAATGGCGGATCTGGCGTAGACGGCTCATATCAAATCAATGTTGGCCTAGACACCTACGTCCAAGGAACGGGTTGGGGTGTTGGAACTTGGGGTTCAAGCACTTGGGGTTCTGCAAGCTCCGTGAGCGCAATCAACCAACTGCGACTCTGGACGCACGACAACTTTGGTGAAAACCTAATCATTTGTCCGAGAGGCGCTGGCATATTCCGCTGGTTAGAAAATGGCGGAACAGGTGTTCGTGCAGTTTTGCTATCTGGAATTTCTGGTGCCAGTTTGGTGCCGACTGTTGGCTTGCAGGTAATCACCAGCGAAACCGACAGGCATCTTATCGTACTTGGCGCAGATCCAATTTCAAACAATGCTAGAACGGGCGTCATCGACCCCATGTTGGTTGCTTTCTCAAACTCAGAAGAAGACTTGCAGTTTGAGCCGCTAACCACCAACTCGGCTGGCTCAGTCAGGTTGTCCAGCGGGTCATTTATTGTGGGCGGAATGAAGTCTCGCCAAGAGGTTCTGATCTGGACTGATACCAGTTTGTACAGCATGAACTTTATCGGGCCACCGCTGACGTTTGCCGTAAACCTGATTAACGAAGGCGCTGGCATGGTTGGGCCAAAGGCTGCTGTGAACGCGCCTAACGGCGTTTACTACGCCTCTAAGACCGGCTTCTACTTCTACAACGGCTCAGTTCAAAAGCTGCCATGCACGGTGCAAGAGTACGTCTTTGAAGACTTGGATCTTGATCAGGCGTTTAAGTGTCACATGGGTTTGAACTCAGAGTTCAGTGAGATGTGGTTTTTCTATCCAAGCCTTACGGATAACACTGGTGAGGTCAGCCGATACATAATTTACAATTACGAAGAAAACACTTGGTCGATTGGTTCTTTGATTCGTTATGCATGGCTAGATGCTGGTATTGAAGACCAGCCAATTGCCAGTGGCATTGATAACAGCTTAAATTTGCTCTTTGATCAAGAAACAGGCTTTGATGATTACACTCAACCAATGAGCAACGTCTTCATCGAGTCGGCAGACTTAGATGTTGCGGATGGCGAAAACTTTGCTTTCGTAAAACGAATCATACCTGACATTGCGTTTATCAAAGAGCTTGGGGCCACTAACTCTCCCGAAATGAATATTGTCCTCAAGCGCAGAGACTTCCCCGGTCAGGCGCTGACCACGGACTCAACGACTCAGGTCACAGAATCCAGCACAATTAACAGCTTGCGTAGTCGCGCTCGGCAGGTGGTGTTGCGGTTTGAGTCTAATGACGATGGCGCAAGCGGAAACCAACTTGGGTACAAATGGCGAATTGGCTCTACGAGATTGGATCTACAGCAAAGCGGTAGACGATAGATGAGCCGTCTGCTTGAGACGCGACTGCCTCTGGCAAGTGGAGAAAAGTTAGACTCAGGCACCTTTAATCGGTTAGTCCGAATCCTTGAGTTAAATCTTGGCAGTGTCGATATAACGATCTCTCCGCACTTTAACGCTGACCAAATCAGCGAGCTTCAATTTGCAACGGGTAGCATTATCTTTAATACTACCACCGAAATACATCAAGCCTTCGATGGCACTAGGTTTAGAGACTTGTACAGCCATCAAACCTATTCAACGGGCGTAGGAATAACGTCAGCCGTTGGGTCAGTCACAGTGAGTATCAGCTAATGGATCAAATGCTTCAGAACAGAATTCAGAATCTCATAGGCGAAGAGATGCCTATGCCTCAACAGTATGCTGAAGGCGGCGGCGTTGAACCCGGCCCTGTTTCTCAGTTTGAACTAGACTCCGTTGAAGGTTTAGACAACGAAGAAACCATGATGTCTTTGGAACAGGCTGCGGGTCAGCCATCTAATCCAAATGCAGACTTAGAGGAAGCCATTAGCCAGCTTACGATGGCTCGCGATCAATCTACCGATGAAGATGAGATCGCTTACATTGACGGCTTGGTAAATGCTGCTGAGGTTGGCTCTAATGCTCCAATGGCTGACTTAGCTATGGAGCTATCTCAAGCTGGTCGTGGTGGTGACGTTACTCTAGCGCATTTGCGAGCGGGAGAAATTGTTCTTCCGCCTGAGACTATGGATGACCCAGAGTTTGAGGCTATGGTTGAGCGCAGGTTTGAGCAGATAGGCTTAGATCCACGGGCTGCTGTAGTTGGTATGGGTATCGCAAGCCTAAATCCAATTACTGGCTTAGAAGAATTTGGCTGGTTTAGTAAGTCATGGAAGAGCGTTAAGAAGGTTGCTAAGAAAGTAATCGAGCCTATAGCAAAGGTTGCTCAGTTTATCCCCGGCCCTTGGCAGATCCCAGCGGCCTTGTACACCAAGGCGATGACGGTTTACAACGTAGCCAAAGGCCGAGCAAGTCCTTTGGCGCTGGCAAGTCTTATGTCTCCGCTCCCCGGTGGGAGCGCGGTAGGAGCGGCGGGTAGTGCGGCAGGAAGTGCTGCAAGTGGTGGTATTGGAAGTTTGTTTTCTAAAGCTGGTGAGTTTGTTACCAAAGGCGCGGATGGCGTAGGCTTGCTTGGCAACATTGGTAAAGGTATAGGCTCTATTGGAAGCTCTATTGGATCAGGTATAGGCAAAGTCGGTGAGTTTGCCTTCAAGGGGTCTGATGGCGTTGGGCTTTTAGGAAATATAGGTCAGGGCATAGGCAGTGTCGGAGACTACGTTTTTGAAGGCGATACCGCTGGCAACCTATTTACCAACCTTAGAAAAGATGTTTTTGGTACATACACAGACGCTCAAGCCAGCGCAGAATTAAGCAAAATGGCTGGAGCTGGAAATATTAGCGAAGAGATGATTAGTGGCCTTATGGAGCAAGGGTTATCGCCGCAACAAGTTTTAAAATCTGTTTCTGGCGTGACTGACCCGCTTATGACTGCGGGAACTACTATGTCCTCTGCTGACACAGCCGCATCTTTGGGTTTGCCAAAAGACGTAGCAAAACTGCTTGAGCAGGCCGGTGCCGTCCCCGAAAGTCATTACGACGCAGCAGGGTACAAAAAATCTTTAATTGATCAGGCTGGCGCTCTTTATAAGCAATATGAAGACGCGGGAACACTGCCAACCGCATTAGCTAACGCATCTGGCGCTGACACTGGCGGTAGATTTTTTGGCAAGAAAACTCCCGCATGGATAAAAGCAATTGAAGATATTGCTAAAGGCACTGGCAAAGCAGTTACTGGCGGAATCGGAAGTATATTTGGCGGCGGAGGTGGCGGGGGTGGTTTCAACCTTGGCGGTCTTGGCGGCGTGGCGGCAGCAGGTCTGCTCGGCAAGCTCGCCTATGACGAGGCTAAAAACCAAAAGGGTGTAGCTTTAACCCCGCTCACCCAAGAGGGTTCCACAGGCCGATACAATATTGAGGCTGAGATTGCTCGGCGTACTGGTGAGCCAGCGCCAAACCCCGTTGAGTTTGGCTTGTTACCAGCAGGAACAATGCCCACGTTAAGTGGTGGTAGAAAAGCACCAGTAGCCGCCCGATACGGTGGCGCTATCATGTCTGCTAGATATGGCGGCCCAGTCATGCCTATGGCTTATGCAAAAGGCGGTAACGTAGCCGTAGAAGAATTTGAGCGCAAGAACGGTGGTATTGCAGGCGAAGGAACTGAAACCAGTGATGATGTGCCAGCCATGCTCAGTGATGGCGAGTTTGTCATGACAGGTCAGGCGGTTCGTGGCGCAGGCGCTTTTGACTTAACTAAAGGCGACAGCGGCATTGTTACTCTGACACCAAATGGTGGTGAAAACCGTGACGGTGGCACAGCCCTGATGTACGAAATGATGGATCTGTTTGCTGAGTTTGCAGACAAGCCCAAGTCAAATAGGAAGAAAGCAGCATGAGCATTTTAACTCCAGCCCAGCTCGCTCGCGTTAGGCGGTTCCAAGAAGGTGGAAGCACATCACAGCCTTTTGTTTCTGGTGTAACCAAGACCGAGCAGCGCATTGACCCCATCACTCAACAGCTTTTGTTTGGTCTGGACGGCGAAGGCGGCTTCATTCCCGGCGCTTTTTCAGCAGCAGAAAAAACATTTTTTGATGACCAAGGTCGCCCTATTGTCATACCTCAAGAAATTGCAGGTATGTCCCCGGATCAGATCAGGGCTATGGAGCTGGCTCGCTCAAACGTGGGTGTGCAGCAACCGTTCATGGATGAGGCTATGCGCCGTGGTCAACTGGGCATCGACGAGATGCGTGGCGGCTTCAGCAACCAAGAAGTAGCTCAACAACAAGGTTTGGGAGCCATAAGAGAAGGCTCGCGCTTTGCACTCGATCAAAGAGATCGGGCGCTTATGGATTCGCTGGGCGGAACTCAGCAGGGTCGTGGTAGGGCTATGGCTGCTGAAGAGCGTCTGCGTGGTGATCTAGGGGACGTAACCGCTCAAGGTATGACCAGCGCAGATCGTTTTGGTGC